AGGTCCCACTGGACCTCAGGGTACTCAAGGCAATCAAGGACCCACTGGACCTCAGGGTACTCAAGGAACTCAAGGTAATCAAGGACCTACTGGTCCTCAGGGTACTCAAGGAAATCAAGGTCCCACTGGTCCTCAGGGTCCTCAGGGTACTCAAGGTAATCAAGGACCTACTGGACCTCAAGGAACACAAGGTACTCAGGGAAATCAAGGACCCACTGGACCTCAAGGAACGCAAGGGACGCAAGGTAATCAAGGCCCCACTGGACCTCAAGGTACTCAAGGTAATCAAGGTAATCAGGGAACTCAAGGCACGCAGGGAACTCAAGGACCTCAGGGACCTCAAGGATTTCAAGGAAGAACAGGACCCACTGGACCTCAAGGAAATCAAGGATTCCAAGGTACTCAAGGACCTACTGGACCTCAAGGTACTCAAGGAAATCAAGGATTTCAAGGATTTCAAGGACCTCAGGGTACTCAAGGAACTCAAGGAACTCAAGGTCCAACTGGTACACAGGGAACTCAAGGAAATCAAGGTACTCAGGGAACTCAGGGAACTCAAGGTACTCAGGGAACACAAGGCAATCAAGGTAATGTAGGTGCAAATGGACCTCAAGGCAATCAAGGTGATGCTGGATCGGCTGGAAGTCAAGGTTCTACAGGAGCTACATTTACGACATTATTTATTGTTAATGGAACTCCAGTGATTGTATCTCCAACATATGTACAATTAGTAGCGACAGGTGATGCAGTTGTTACTAATGAACTTTTTGATTCAAGTACACAAGGTATTTATTTTCAATTTGCTGCACCATCAGTCACTCCAAATGGTGATTACATTGAAATAGGATTACTTGATAGTGTTGGTTCAAATTACTATAATTTCCGTTTGTCTGATTCAAATGTATATACGTTGTTCTATTCAGGTACAAGCAATGAAACAGGAAGTTATTCAAATGGTCAAATCTTTTCAATGTATATAGATAGTTTAAATGTATATTACTATTTAGATGGTGTACTTCTTAATGCATCTGTATCAATAGCGTCTTCACAATATCGATCTTTTATTTCAGCAAGTGGTATTACAACAATCTATAATATTTCGAACATTCGATTCTATCCAACGGGCAGAATTGGGCCTACAGGAGTTGGAGGTGGTGGATCTGGTGGATCTGGTGGATCTGGTGGATCTGGTGGATCTGGTGGGTCTGGAACTCAAGGACCTCAAGGATTTGAAGGAACCCAGGGAACACAAGGACCTACTGGACCTTCTGCAGTAGGAAGTTCTATTACCATTGAAGGGCATACAGGTTATGGAGCGATTATGACAATTGCAACTGGAGGTACAGGATTAGCTGGAAACTCAAATTTTACATACAATTCGAATACTAATATGTTAAGTGCTGGAGCACTAACACTCGCAAATGGGTTACGACCTTTGTATCAGCGAATTACAGCTAGTAATGCTGTCATTCCAGATGCTAGTGCTTATGGAACTTATTTTGATATTACAACATCCGCTCTTTCAAATCTTACAATCAGTCAACCTGCTGCAGGATCAAATAACTGGTCCAATGATTCTAATGCATTCTGGGTTTTCCGCAATAACTCAGGAGGTTATTTAAATCTAACAGTCACCTACTCAAATGGAACACCAAACATTTATCCCAGCACAATAGACATTCCTCCAGGAAACTCAACCACATTGATGATAACGTATCCAGGTGGAGGTACAAACTCAAACTATATTTTGTTCTAATAAGTAATGATAGGATCTTCCAGAAACACTTGGGATTTTGAACCTAGAAGTGTTCCTGGATGTACAATGTGGTTAGATGGAGCAGATCCTGCTGGAACAGGTGTTCCTCCATCAGCTGGAACACTCACAACATGGGTAGATAAGTCTGGAAATGGGAGAAATGGTGTTCAATATAGTTCACTTTCTCGTCCTCAATTTGTTACAAACTCACTCAATTCAAAAGGAGGTGTTAGTTTTAATGCGGCTTCATCTAACTGTTATCAAACTCAAGTTGTATTACCAACTCCAGGAACTATATTTGTTGTAGGGTTTAGTAGCAATGATGGATTTATTTTATCAGGTATTCCAACACCTAATTCAGGTCATCCTCCATACTATGCTACATTTGCTCGTGATGTTGAATTTGGCATAAATAATACAAGTGATACAGCCCATTCTGCAAATGTTGGTTCGACATCCAATGTAAATTATATATTAACAGGTCTGTATACAGGATCAAATGTAACTGCAATAATGAATAGTGGGACACTATCTAATACAGTTGCATTTTCTGGAACTCCTAAAACACCTGTTACAACGTTAATAGGTATAAATTCATATGCTGGTACTTTAAATGCACCTATTAGTGGAACAATCAATGAATTTATTACATATAGTGTAGCTCTTACAACCACTCAACAACAACAAGTAGAAGGATATCTTGCATGGAAATGGGGGTTAGCTCCTCCAACTACTAAGGGATTTATACCTACATCTATTTCAGGTTGCGAGTTGTGGTTTGATGGGGGAGATTACACAACAATGTTTCAAAATGTTGAAGGAACTTCTAATGTAAGCAATTCTAATCAGTCGGTTGCACGATGGACCGATAAGATACGAAGTCTTTCAATATCAAATACTGGGGTTGTAGGTCAGTCAATGCAAGCACCTACAAGTGTTTCTGGAGGTGGTTTGTTTTTCAGTAATACATCTAGCACAGTAAGTGCATCTGCACAAGGATTAGGTGCATCTCTTACTGGAGCTACAAATCAAACTGCATATTTGTTCAGAATGCCTACGAGACACATGACATTAATTACTGCATCCTACCCTTTGAGCAATAATAACTATAGACAAATATGCTGTATGAATTCTTCTCCAAATGGAGCAGGTAATGTTCCAAACTTTAATATGGGTCATGAAATTGGAGCTTTCAATGGAGGTACAATTTTATTTGATTGGGATGGTGCTAATTGGGGACAAATATCACAATCAGGTTCTGGATACAATTCAAATACAGGTTTACGAATTGATTCGTTGACTGCAACTACAACACCTCTTTGGTCAACAAATGGTAGTTCTAATACATTTACACAAACTAACAATTATACAAGCGCACTCACAAACTATCCAGTCAACAATTTTGCTATAGGAGGGTATTCTTCTACATTTGTTGGATCACGAAACTTTCATGGAAACGTCTACGAAATCTTATTATATTCAAAAGCATTGACAACTGATGAACGTAAGAAAGTTGAATCGTACTTAAGCAAAAAGTGGTCAATTACTCAATCAAATGTAATTTCATTCTCTAATCCTTTCTATTCAATCCAACCCTTTTCAAGAAGATTTAATCCAATAGATATTCCTGGATGTGCTGTGTGGTTTGATGCAGCAGATAGATCTACAATTACAGGTTCAACTACAGTAACCGCATGGAGGGATAAATCAAGTAATAATTGGAATGCAACAACTTTGATAGGAACTGCTCCTACAAATACAACAGTTAATGGAAATAATGCAATCTCATTTCCAGCTAGTTCAACATTAACTGTATCCAATGTAACATTTAGTAGTACACAACCTCGTGCAGTATTTATAGTATACCGAGTTAACACGTCAGTACCAAACTACATAAGTTTTTTTGGCACTCAGTGGTCTGGTGGTAATAATCAAGGTGGTTATAATAACGTAGATTATCCATCTGGTGGACAAGGATCATTTTTACAGTCTTTTGCAGTTGGAGGTGCTGTTAAGATTATTAATTCAGCTTTAACTCCAAGCTCAATAGGTAGTACTGCTCAACTTGCGTTTGTTCATTCTGCAACCTCAACTTCAAACAATTTCATTACTAAGAATGGAACTAGTTATGCACTTAATGTTGGTGGAAATGATCTTGCATCTGGATATGGTTCAGGAACAGTAACATACTATATTGGAAATGCATATCCACAATCTTACATCTTATGCGAGTACTTGATGTTTCAAGGTGAATTTACCGTAGCCCAACGTCAACAAGTAGAAGGCTATTTAGCATATAAATGGGGTCTTATTTCTTCATTACCATCAACACATATATACAAAAAACTTACACCCTCTTCAGCATTATCTTTTTCACCTACAGCTATTTCAGGATGTTCATTATGGTTAGATCCTGCGGATACTTCTACAGTCACATTAAACGGAACTAGTGTAATTCAAGTGGCAGATAAATCAAGATTAGGATACAACATGTCTCAAGCTACTTCTGGTAATCGACCTACCTATTCAACAAGTCCGAACGGAAATCGCATGCTTACATTTACACAATCTTCATCTACACGTTTATCCAATACTTCATTTCCGTCATTTATTGGATCTGGATCTGCATCCTACTTTTTGGTTGAATACAATATGACTGCTCCTTCGGGTAATCCTTCACCTTTTGGGTATTCAGCAGGTCCTAATTTTGGTCTTATTATGCAGTATAATGCAGGATTTACAGGTGGTTTACAACCATTTAGTACTGGAGTTAGTTCTTTCACATCTGCAACACCACGACTAATTTTTCTTTATAAGCAAAATGTTGCGTCATCCAATATGATTGGATTTATTAACGGAACTTCACAAACAGTCTCAGATACAACATCTGGAACGTATAGTGGAACCTTTAGTGTTGGATCAGGTCCAAATGGTTTTATTTCTGGAAATATTTGTGAGTTGATTGTATTTAATAGAGCTGTTACAACCTCTGAACGTCAACAAGTAGAAGGATACTTAGCAGATAAATGGGGAGTAAAATCATCTCTTCCATCTATACATCCATATAGAAGTTTTGCACCTTCGTTTGTAGGAATTACTGCTCCTGATAGTGCTTATTCAAACTTTCTTTGGACACGTTTTTACAATATTACATCCGATCCATCCATTAATGGACCTGGTTCAAGTGGTTGGGGATCTTTAATCGGAACTGCAGGTGCTTACAATCCGATCAATTATCAAGATAGTGATAGTCGTATAGGACAATCTGACTATGTAGGTGTTATTTCAAAAGGGTTTATGTATTCTGCTACTGCAACAGTAGTTACATTTAGAACTATTTCAGATGACGGTATAGTTGTAATTTTTAATGGAAGTAACGTAATACAGAACTGGACATATCATGGAGATACAGTTGATACTTCAGCATCTGTTACTTTACCAGCAGGATATACACCGATTGAACTGAGATTCTTTGAATGGGGTGGTGGTTTTACATGTGAACTTTATTGGAGTGTAGGTAGCACAGGTACATATTTCTCAGATGGAACATCAAGAATGTTTCATAACAATACAAGTAAAACATAAAGTATTAAGCTCTGGTTACATGAATTCGGATCGTGTTTCCAATAGTAGACCATGTAGGATTAATTCCAGTCATTAAAGCAGCCATGGATTGAATTACACTTCCAAGATCAGTTCCAATACAATATTCAACATACTTTCCTACATTTCTAGCTACTCCATCTGAACAAATGTTTGGTGGATTGATTGAAATATTTTGAATAATATATCCATTTGGAAACCCGGCTGCAGCCCATTGAAAGAGTTGAGTACGAAATGATTCACGAGAAGGATTGACTAAAACTGAAAGAGCTGATCTATCTGCTGTTTCTCTTGCAAGAGTAGATTCATAACTTGATAATAGTTCATCAAGTGTTGCAATATAAGGCGATTCAACAGGTCCTGTAGAAGCAGATGGGAACATTGCAAGAACTGATTGTGAAGGTCCTGTAGGTCCAGTGGATGAAATAACGTTCATAGAATCTATGGGGTCATTTACTTGCATTAAATCAATAGCTGTAGGTCGTGTCATTCCTGTTGGTCCTGAGGATCCTTCCATTTGGTATAATGCTTTAATTTTTAAGAGTGGGGAATAACAATATGTCTACAGGAGCTACAGGTCCACAAGGTATAGGCGGTCCAATTGGACCCATTGGACCAATGGGAGTAGATGGACTACAAGGATTTCAAGGAAGTCAAGGCAATCAAGGAGTTCAAGGTGTTACAGGACCCTATGGAGGACCACCTGGACCTATTGGACCTACTGGAGTTACTGGGCCTCAAGGACGAACTGGTGCTCAAGGACCTCAAGGTAATCAAGGACGCACAGGTCCTACAGGACGAATTGGACATCAAGGTACTCAAGGCAATCAAGGCGACAAAGGTGCTTCAATTGTTGTAAAAGGAACGGTTGCAACATTCAATGACTTGGATACTTACAGTGGTTCTGCATCACTAAATGATGCGTATGTAGTACGAGATACTGGAAATTTGTGGATTTGGGGAGGAAGTTCATGGATTGATACTGGAGCTTTTGCCGGTCCCACTGGACCTCAAGGTACTCAAGGAACTCAAGGAAACAGAGGATTTTTAGGTAATCAAGGTAATCAAGGTTTTCAAGGAAGTCAAGGATTTCAGGGATCTCAGGGATTTCAAGGTCCTCAAGGATTTCAAGGTAGTCAAGGAAATCAAGGTACTCAAGGAAATCAAGGAAATTTAGGACCACAAGGTACTCAAGGACCTCAGGGATTTCAAGGGTATCAAGGATCTCAAGGAAATCAAGGAAACACAGGTCCAATTGGAACTGGATCTCAAGGCAATCAAGGGTTTCAAGGTAGTCAAGGAAATCAAGGAAATCAAGGATTTCAAGGTTCTCAGGGATTTCAAGGTTCTCAGGGATTTCAAGGTTCTCAAGGAAATCAGGGATTTCAAGGAAATCAAGGATTTCAAGGAAATCAAGGACCAACTGGACCTCAAGGTACTCAAGGAAATCAAGGTACTCAAGGTACTCAAGGTAATCAAGGAACAACAGGTCCTATTGGAACTGGACCTCAAGGTACTCAAGGAAATCAAGGTGTAACAGGTCCTTATGGTGGAATTGTTTATTTTTTGGGAACTGTAGATACAGAAGCTAATTTACCAAACAATGGATTTGTAGGTGATGCAATTGCTGTTAGAGCAGATAGAAAACTATGGGTAGTAAACAGTATCACTAACGGTACTCGTAATTGGTTTGCAGCTACAGAATGGATTGGACCTACTGGTACTCAAGGTACTCAAGGTACTCAAGGTAATCAAGGACGTACAGGTCCTATTGGAACTGGACCTCAAGGACCTACTGGAGCTAGATTTACTCCTACATATGTAACTAGTTATAATGAATTGATAACAAATCCGATCTATAGGACGGATGGTTCATTTATAGTAGACCAGTTCTTGTACGTATACGATGATACTGCAGTTGATGATTTTAGATTATTAGGTCGGTGGATTGGTAATCAAGGAGTTCAAGGATTTCAAGGAACCCAGGGACCCACTGGACCTAGAGGTGCAGGAATTACTGTTAAAGGAACCGTAGCCAATTTTGATGCCTTATCAAATATTTCAGGAGCTGCATATGGAGATGCGTATATTGTTCTATCAACAGGCAGACTATATGTTTGGTCTGCAAATCCACCAACGGCAGATCAATTTCTTGATGCAGGTCCTTTTGTTGGACCTACTGGTAGTACAGGTGGCGTTGGAACTGGACCTACTGGTCCTCGAGGAGATCAAGGGTTTCAAGGGTTTCAAGGAACTACTGGTGCTATTGGAACTGGACCTACTGGTCCTCAAGGTACTCAAGGTACTACAGGTCCTATTGGAACAGGACCTACAGGAACACCAGGAGGAATAGTTTTAAATGTTGATTGGACTGGATTCGGGGGATGGATAATCAACGGAGCAAATAATCCAACTTTATATTTTATTCGTGGTCATAGATATATATTTATCTTAACAAATATACCAGTTAATTGGTATTTTTGGATTCAGACAGTATCAGGTGCTTATAGTTCTGGAAACGTCTACAATACTGGTGTAACAAATAATGGAGTAACGAGTGGGCGTATTGTATTTGAAGTTCCTTATAACGCTCCTTCACAACTTTACTATGTATCACAAGCTGATTATTTAAGTGGATCTGGTTCTATAGTAATATCGGATGTTGGTCCAACAGGACCTCAAGGTACTCAAGGTACTCAAGGAAATCAAGGAGTAACTGGACCCACTGGACCTCAAGGAAATCAAGGACCTCAGGGATTTCAAGGATTTCAAGGTACTCAGGGAAATCAAGGTACTCAAGGTCCCACTGGTCCTCAAGGAAATCAAGGACCTCAGGGATTTCAAGGACCTCAGGGATTTCAAGGTACTCAAGGAAACCAAGGTAATCAAGGTACTCAAGGAAATCAAGGTACTCAAGGAAATCAAGGTGTAACTGGACCCATTGGTCCATCTGGACCACAAGGAGTTGATGGACAGCAAGGTATTCCAGGTCTTCAAGGAGATAGAGGAAATCAAGGACCTACTGGACCTGCTGCTGGACCTCAAGGACCTACTGGACCTGTTGAAACTGGACCTACTGGACCTATTGGAGGTATTGGACCTACTGGACCCTTCCAAACAACTTCTTCTCCTTATACAGTAGTAATTACAGGTAGTGGATTATATATGTCGAATGCTGAAAGAGCTTATGCTGGATACTTTAACATCAATGACAATAAAGGTAATTTATGGTGGTCAAACACTTCTAATAACTCAAATTATCAATTAACCTTTGGAACATAATTTTTTAAAAAACATGTAATGTGAAAGAGTAAGATGAGTAGCATTCTTTCACGCTACACTCCAGGTGTTGGAGTTACAACTTGTGCTCCTAATTTTTGTGCTGGACCTGCTGGACCACAAGGTATTGAAGGACCTCAAGGACCTACAGGACCTCAAGGCAATCAAGGACCTACTGGACTTCCAGGAGCTGCAACAAATACAGGACCTACTGGACCAAGAGGACCTTCAGGACCTACTGGACCTATAGGACTTATGGGACCTACAGGAGCATTTGGACCTGCCGGTGTAACTGCTGGAGCTACTGGACCACAGGGAAATCAAGGACCTACAGGTGTTCCTGGATTTGCAGTGAATACAGGGCCTACAGGACCTATTTCTATTTTTACTGGACCTACAGGTCCAACAGGTATTCCAGGAAGTGCTACTATGACTGGACCTACAGGTGTAACAGGTTTAAGAGGATCTCAAGGTACTCAAGGTACTCAAGGTCCTACTGGAAGAACAGGTCCTACCGGAAGAACTGGTCCACAAGGTTCTACAGGACCTATTGGAACAACAGGTGCTACAGGAGTTACAGGACCTCAGGGAGCTCCAGGTTATCCTGGACCAGGAGGTCCTATTGGTCCGTTTGGACCTACTGGACCCACTGGAGGACTAGGTGTGACAGGTGTTACAGGACCTCAAGGACCTCAAGGTTCTTCATTTGGACCAATGGGTCCAGAAGGACCACAAGGATTTCAAGGAACACAAGGAAATCAAGGACCTACTGGATCTCAAGGACCACAAGGACTTCGAGGTACTCAAGGTACTCAAGGTACTCAAGGTACTCAAGGACCTCAGGGTCCTCAAGGATTTCAAGGGTTTCAAGGACCCACTGGACCTACTGGTAGTCAAGGTAATATTGGTCCTCAAGGGTCTGAAGGACCTCAGGGTCCTCAAGGATTTCAGGGAACACAAGGATTTCAGGGAACACAAGGATTTCAAGGTTTTCAAGGACCTCAAGGTAATCAAGGAGCTTTAGGGTTTAGAGGGTTTCAAGGAAATCAAGGTGCTCCAAAGATAGTTACTGGATATTCAAGTACAATTAGTTTTTCAGGTCTAACAACAGCACCAAACATAGCAACTGTTTCAATTGAATCAAGTGTAGATTTGGCAAACAGTATAATTATTCGTGGATTTAGCAATTCAACTTCGGGTGCTATATCAGGAATTGTTAGTTTGTTTACAACAAGCAACGGTAGTGTTTCAACAACGAAATGGACAATTACGATGACAGTTAGAGGCAGTGGTAGTAGTGCGACTGCAAGTTATACTATTTATTATTACGGTATTTGATAAGTAGAATGTACGTGTCGTACTCTCCTCGTTCGACAACGAGTTGCGAAATACCTTTAAGATACATTCCTGGAGCTCATACAGGTGCTACAGGAGACATAGGAGCTTCAATCTTATCAGGTTCACGTGGAGTTCAAGGACCCACTGGACTTCAAGGTAGTTCAGCTATAAATGGACCCACAGGTAATCAAGGACCTACTGGAAATGAAGTTCGAGGTGCCATTGGAGCTGTTGGACCCACTGGACCTACTGGAAACATTGGACCCACAGGTGTAAGAGGCGTTATTGGAACTCAAGGTCCTACTGGACCCACTTCAAATACAGGTGCTACAGGTGTTACTGGACCTACTGGAAGAACTGGACCTCAAGGTCCACGTGGTATACCTGGAACTACTGGATCTACGGGTACTACTGGACCTACTGGACTTAGAGGGCCTACTGGAAGAATTGGATTTCAAGGTCCTACTGGAAGAACAGGACCTACTGGAAGAACAGGTCCTACTGGTCATACTGGACTTCAACCAACAGGACCACGAGGACCTCGTGGATTACAAGGTCCCAATGGAACAGTTGGAGGAGCAACTGGTATAACAGGTCCTACAGGTGTAACAGGTCCTTCAAGTGCGTTTGGACAAACAGGTCCTGCTGGAACTCAAGGTCCCTTTTGGACAGGTTTTTCTGAAGAAGGACCTATAGGATATCAAGGACCTCAAGGATCTCAAGGTTTTCAAGGAGTTTCAGGTATAGATAATCTAATAACTGGAACTCAAGGATTTCAAGGGTTTCAAGGAGCACAAGGATTTCAAGGAATTCTTAACATACTTCAAGGAACGCGAGGTTCTCAAGGACGTATTGGACCTACTGGAGCTCAAGGAAATCAAGGAGAACAAGGAATTGAAAATATAGTTGAAGGAACACAGGGTAATCAAGGATTTCAAGGGTTTCAGGGACGTAGAGGTAATCAAGGAACTCAAGGCACTAATTCTTTTGTAGGTACAATTGGTCCTCAAGGAACACAAGGAACACAAGGAAATGTTGGATTCATTATACCAATATTAACAGGTACATCTGAGGCAACTTTTTTTAATTACGAATTTGGTGTAACCATCTATGAAATTAGTGTTCTATTAGGAACATCTGTTCCTACATCATATTCAGGATTTTGGATCACTGGGTATGAATGGATTAATAATTCTACTGATATCCCAAATCTTATTTCAATTGCATACAGTGATACAGCCTATTTTTATACTGAACCCATTTTAACATTTTATATGCCAGGTGGCTTTACATATGCAGCTCAACAAACAATAAAGATTTATTATCAATATACTTATTAATATGGACTACTTTCTAACACTTGAACATTGGACTTCCATTGTTAGAAAAATCAAAGATGAAGAATTTGAAAATGATATTTCAGCATACAAAACGGGACAACTTGCAAAGGAGATTCTGACGTTTATTCGTAGTTCGCGATTTCGTCAAATTGTTTTGTTTCGTGAGAAACGAGGTGAAGAATATGAACGATTTATGGAAAAACTAAAACTTATTTATGACCCTGATGCAGTCAAACGTATGATAGACAATGATGAGTTCTGGGAAGCCTGTTTTTCTCTTAGGTCTTCTTAATGGAAACTGTTGCGACTGAATGGATGGAATGGACAGTTCATAAAGTCTTGTTCTGGGAAGAAGACCCAGTTCGAAAAGGAAAGTTATTGAGATACATTCATGATTTTATGAGCAATGCTTTGATTATTTTGATTGTCATTTCACATACATTGTACCCTGCTTTTTGGCTACAGACAGTTATTTTATGTATTTGTATTTTGGTTTGGCTTCAACATCTTGCTTGTAATGGATGTATTGTCTCTAAAGTTGAACAGAAGTTAATTGGAGATACACGAAGCTTTGCAACACCTATTTTAGAAGTCTATCATATTGAACCTACTAAAGAGTTAACTTCTGCATTGATTATATTAGGAAGCAGTGTTTCGGTCTTCTTTTTAAGTCTTGAATGGTTTGCGAGAGTTCATCATAAATTACTTCCAGTTTTTACATATGGCATGTCTCGTATCAAAGAAAATGGAATAGTCTTCACGTAAGAGTAAGAGGTAATAAACATGGGCGATACAATTGTAGGCGTTCAGTTCGGTATAGCAAATCCTGAAAATCTCATCAAGCGTTCCGTGGTAGAAGTGACTACCGATAAGACCTATCAAAATAATCAGCCTATTGCGAATGGTGTATTTGATGCCCGTTTCGGCGTGATTGAAAATGGCAAGGTCTGCCCTACCTGTAAACAAACTAACCAGTTCTGTCCTGGACACTTTGGACACATTCGTCTAGCTCGCCCCGTCTACCTCTATCAGTTCTTTGATATGGTTGAAAAGTTAGCAAACGTCATCTGTCTGAACTGCTCCAAGATTCTTGCGAATGAAGAAGTTGTGACATCCTTGAAGTCCACAGGTCTTTCTCGTTTTAAAGAAGTTCGTGATCTACGACCCACTCCTCGCAAGGATGAAGTACTTCAATGTCCTCATTGCGAAACTGCGATTTTCAAGAAGATCGCCAAGGTCATTGGAAAGGCGGCTACACTCGAAGGTCAATCCAACGTTGAAGGAACAGATCCAGTAGTTATTCAGCCTGAAATGATTCTTCGAGCTTTTCAGCGCATGACCGATGAAGACTGTCGATTGATTGGTCTGAATCCTGAGTTTGCTCGTCCTGAGTGGATGATATGTACTGTTCTAGCAGTTCCTCCTTTGACGGTTCGTCCATCGGTTGTGATGGATGATAATCAGCGAATGGAAGATGACTTGACACATAAACTCATTGACATTCTGCGAGCCAACGATAAAGTTCGTGAAAAGATTGATAAAGAAGAATCTGCAGAAGTGTTGGACAAATACACTGCAAAGCTTCAGTACGATGTTGCGACGTATGTAGATAACGACATCAAAGGTCTTGAACCATCTGCTCAACGCTCAGGGCGTCCTCTGAGAACCCTGAAGTCCCGTTTTGGAGCTAAGACCGGACGTGTTCGTGGAAACTTGATGGGAAAGCGTGTAGATTTCTCTGCCCGTTCAGTTATTACACCTGATGCGAACATTGAATTGGACGAATTAGGTGTCCCCGAAGAGATTGCGATTAACTTGACATTCCCTGAGATTGTGAGTCCTTACAATCGTGATCGTCTTCTCGGATACATCAAGAATGGTCCTGATAAGCATCCTGGAGCAAAATCAGTGTATTTGAAAGCAGATGACCGTACAGTCAGTTTACGATACGTGAATCCAGATACAATCGATATTCGTGAAGGTGATGTAGTTCATCGTCATCTGATTCATGGAGACATTGTGCTGTTCAATCGTCAACCTTCTCTTCACAAGGCATCCATGATGGCTCACCGTGTTGTAGTTCTACCGTATTCAACCTTCCGTCTCAACGTTTCAGCAACTCGTCCTTACAATGCTGATTTTGATGGTGATGAGATGAACATGCACGTGCCTCAAAGCATTGCGTCTGCGACTGAACTACGATACATTGCAAGTGTACTTCGTAATATTGTGAGTCCAAGAACTAACAGTCCTATTATTCAGTTGTTTCAAGACACGATGACAGGAGCTTACCGTATTAGTCAAGCAAATGTCAAGGTTCCTGAACCAATCGCAATGAACATTCTTGCGAGACTTAAGCTTCCATTCGTTCGTAAGGGAGTTCCATGGACTGGTTCAGAATTGATTTCAGCAGCATTTCCTATGATGAACTACAAGGGTCGTATTACTTTGAAGAATGGACAACTCAATCCAGGAGACATCATACAAAAAGGCGCATTCAGTGGACTCTTACATGTAGTCTACACTGACTTTGGACCTGAGAGATGCGGTCAGCTGATAAATGATATTCAATCCATTGTTACGCAGTACAACTTGTATACTGGATTCTCAGTGGGTACATCAGACTTAATTGCCAATCAACCTACACGTGAGTTCGTTGGTGAACAACTGAAGAAAGGACGAGATCGTGTAGCTGAAATCTTATCAGCAGTTCACTCAGGACAGTTTGTGAACTTACAAGGTCTTTCAGATGGAGAGCAACTTGAAGATGACATTTCATCTGCTTTGAAAGAAGTTGCTGCGAGTATCAACACTAAAGTGATTGGTTCGCTTGATAAATCGAATCGTATTGTTCAGATGGTTGATTCAGGTTCTAAGGGAGGTGAGCAGAACATCACTCAGATGGTAGCTTTGCTTGGACAGCAGCTTATTGAAGGTAAGCGAGTTCAGTACACACTTCAAGATAGAACACTACCTCACTTTGCAAGATATGATGACGGTGTTGAATCACGTGGATTTGTTCAACATTCCTTCGTGGATGGTTTGATGCCCGCCGAGTTCTTCTATCACGCACAAGCAGGTCGTGAGGGATTGATTGATACGGCCGTCAAGACTTCAGATACAGGATACATTCAGCGTCGTTTGATGAAGTCTATGGAAGATCAGCATGTAGAACATGATGGAACTGTTCGTAATGTAACAGGTTCAGTCATTCAGTTTGTGTATGGTGAAGATGGAGTGGATACAGTTGCTGTAGAATCACAGAGTTGTGAATTAGCACTTATGACGTTAGAGAACATCTATCGAGAGTATGCTTTAAGTCCTGAAGATGTTAATGACTTCTTGACATCACCTGTAGCTGAGACACCTGATATGGTAGAAGAGTTGATTGCTGATCGTGAGATGTTTGTACGGTCTGTATTCCGATTCCGAAAGAATGATACAGTCTTAGCACCTGTTCATTTGAAGCGTCTGATTACAAAATACGAGAATCCATACTCAACCAAGACTGATTTGACACCTGCTTATGTTGTGAGTGCACTCAATGGATTTATGAAGACATTTCCTCATAACAAGGTGTTTCATGCACTATTAAGGTACTATCTCGCACCTAAGAAGGCAATTGTAATTCATCGTCTCAGTCAAGCATTGTTTGATGAACTGATGCGTGATATCAAATATCGATACATCAAGAGTCAGACACACGCAGGTGAAATGGTAGGAGCTCTTGCAGCGCAATCGATTGGTGAGCCTACGACTCAGTTGACTTTGAACACTTTCCACTCTGCTGGAACAGCTAAGGCTAATGCGACTTCAGGTGTACCACGTATTGAAGAGTTATTGTCTGCTTCTGCGAATCCAAAGAGACCTGGTAATACAGTCTATCTACGTCCTGAAATCTCAAGCGATCAAAATGAGACCATTGCGAAGATGAAAGACATTCAACGTACAACTTTACGAGATATCACAAAATCCGTTCGTATCTATTACGATCCACCCATGAATGGAACCGTTGTTGAAGAAGATATGGATATCTTGGCACTGTACCAAGAGTTCACAATCCAACAAGGAGAGACATGCGAATCGCCTTGGATTATGCGTCTTGAACTTAATGACGCAGAAATGGCAGCACGTAATATATTAGACCTCACTGAGGTAAGAACAAAACTTCAGAATGAAAATTCATTAAGAATCATCAATTGTATTCACTCAGACCCATCCGCACAGAAGCTCATTCTACGTATGTCATTTGATGGGAATGTAGTGAAGAACCCAACCATGTTGCGATTCTTGGAAGACAAGGTACTGGATACAGTGTTAACAGGAGTTCATGGAGTTGGTGGAGTTCATTTACGAGAGGTCAAAAACGAGTTAGTTTACGATGAGAGTGTAGCTGGATATTCTCAGAAGAAGCAGTATGTTCTAGACGTAGACGGTACTAACTTGTATCAGCTCATGGTGTTTCCGGGTGTCGATGGAACCCGCACATTCTCAAACGACATTCACGAAATCAATGATGTCTTTGGAATTGAAGCTGCTAGATTGGCAATCTTTGAGGAATGTTCAGAGGTCTTCGTTCAGGAGAAGGTCAATTACCACCATTTGAGCGTACTGGTAGACAGTATGACATTCTCAGGACGTATTGTAGCTGTGAACCGATTTGGAATGAACAAGAATGAGACTGGAGTTCTAGCTCGATCTTCCTTTGAAGAGACTAGCAAGAACATGTTCAATGCTGCAATGGGTGCTGAATTTGATACCATGAGAGGTGTATCTGCAAACATCATGTTTGGACAGAAGCCACCTTGTGGTACAGGATTCGTAGATATCTTGGTAGATGAATCACGTCTACCCGATGGTTTGGACGAAGAGCCAGAAGATAAGACATTAGAAGAAGTCAATCAGAAACTAGCCTCCTTGCCTGAGAGCGAATGCAGAATGGAAGACATCTTGATGGAGTGGTAAGGTTTAAACTCTTGAAAGTAAATAATGAGTGGAGAGGAATCAGATAGTAGTGATTATTCACAAGGTTCACAATTTTCATCTGTATCAAAGGGATATACCGCAGATGATGAGCTTGAAGTACTTATTGAAGAAGATGTTTTTGATCGTGATACTATAACTAAAGAAGAACAAACACCTGAAGAAAAACTTGAAGAAAAAATTAAAGAAGAAAGAGAAAAAGCTAAGGCTGAACTTGCTAAGACAGTAAAAGATCCAAATGAAATAGAAGAACAATTGACACAACAAGAATATTATGAAGATTATGAAGAAGAAGAAAAAGCTAGTCAAGCAGTTAATACGTTAACAATTACAATTAATAATACTAACGAAGTAGAAGTTAGTCCACCAGTTGTTCCTCGTCCACCAGTTGTTCTACCGACTGCTAAACGTATTCGAACACCTGCTTCTAGATATTCCGAATATTTACAAGAAAAAACTATAAAAGAAGCTGAAAAAGAAGCTAAAAAACAAGCTCCTCCAACTCCTCCAACTCCTCCATCTGAACCTGATGTAAATACAAGCTTTGGTAGTCAATATAGTGAAGCAGCTACTAATCAAGCTGAAAAAGATAGTTTAAGTCAAGCAACAATTGCTAAATCAATTATAATTGATAATATTAGACTTGAACCTATTACACCAGATAGTCAAGCAAAAAAGATTTTTACTGATAAAGAACTTACCGAAATGACATCGTGTTATTTATGTGGATGTGAATTCAAAAAAAGAATTTCTGCTAAACATAACGAAAGATGGGGTTATACAGATAATCCAATAACTGCAAGTTATGACCATACAGCACCTATTAATTTTTCCATGGTTGTTGTTAGAGTACCTTCATCATATGTTAAACAATATGACGATAAAGAGAAAGAGTTTTTGAAATTAAACGGAAAAATGGCATGTTTTCACTGTAATTATACTAAATCTCAAAGAATGTTTATAACATGTCCAAAAAACAAACATGATGGAAAAATAAACTTTAAAAATTTTGCACCTAATGACAATGTAATTAAACAGTTTGTTAATGATTTATGGGATAGTGAAAGTCAATGGAGTAAAGGTCCAAACGGTGAAAACACATTACATCAATGTGTTGGTAAAGATAAGAAACTTATAAAAGAATGGAAAGAAAAGCGCATTCAAGCAATAACAGCCTCTGCTCAATCAATTTGTGATATGATTAAAGCTAATGTAGACCAAAAAAACGTTCTAAAACGATTGTATTATGTTAAAATTCTTATTGCAAAAGCTAGAGAACTTCTTAAAACAGATCCATATTTTACTGATGAAACTATTAAAGCTTCAAGAAGAAAAGCATATGGAAATAGATTTATTGTTGATTTCGTTGCTAAAGCAGAAGCTACCGATTCAAAGTTTGTTAAACCTTGGGGTCTAGAAATAATTGATGAAGATTCAAATGAACAATCTAGTAGACAGAATTCTCAAGATAATTCTATAAGTGATTCACCAGTTGCTTCACAAGTTCCTTCACCAATTTCTTCACCAGCTAATCTAAGTATAAAGAGACCACTAAATGAAGATGGACAGGTTTTTTCTCCGAGACCAGGAAAAACACCAAAAGTAGATGGTTCATCTCGTAAGAGAAAGCAAACTCGTAAACAAAAGAATAAGCGTAAAACCTATAGAGGTGTTAGGTTATTCTAAAAAAGTTTAGGAAGACGAATACGACGACCGCCCATCATTCCAGTAGGTTGAGCAGGTGTATTTAAGAAGAACGCATAGAATGGATAGTAGAATGTTGCAAAGAAGAAGTCCAGGATCGCCCAACCGATCGACCCGTACTTCGCATAGGATAAACTAGCGGCTCCCAAATGCCAAACAAAGAAAAAGATAATTGTGAAAATCAGGCTAACAATACCCAACCCTGCGGCTGTACTAGAGTCTGATTTTGTTGCAGAACCAGATGCAGCGGATGGGTTGGCATTCGCAGGGGTTGACGAGGCTGCTGTGGAGGACATCTTTAGTAAATAATAAGGAAACAAAGTAATGGTCAACTTATCCTTTCAAGAACTTGCTGAAATAAAACCTCAATCTCTTCCTGCTGCGAGTTTGGAAGCGTTATATTCTATACGCAATCGGCTCTGTAATTCAGCTGGAAGTGAATATACGCTTCAACCCCAGCAGAAACTGCTTCGACGTATCTTATCACCTGATTCTCCAACTAGAAACTTGTTGATGGTTCACGGCACAGGTGTTGGTAAAACATGTACTGGTATTCAAATTGCCGAAGAATACATCATGAGACCTGAGTTTCAGGATAAAAAGGTGATGATTGTTGCTTCACGTGCGGTTCAAGAGAACTTTAGAACTCAGATTTTTGATATGACTCGTGTGAATTTAGACAAAATCAGCGATACATTGAGTTCAAAGCAATGTACAGGTCGTAGATATCTAGACATGTTGATGAGAATTGAGTCTGAACCAAAGAATTGGGCAAATCCTGATGTTCGAGATAAATTAGAAAGCACTGCTGACCGAATTATTAATGAGTTTTATGAGTTTCAAGCATACAACTCTTTTGGAGCAAATTTGAATCGTCGTCTAACTGGAACTGAAATGGACATTGATGAAGAGTGGGTTCATGAAAACTTTGATAATCGTTTGCTCATCATCGATGAAGCACATAATATTACAACTCAAGAAACAGAAGTTGCTCTAGGTCTTGAAAGACTTGTAAAGGTCGCAGATGGTCTTGTTTTGGTTTTGTTAACTGCTACTCCTATGTACGATACCTATGAAGAAATCGTCTTTTTTATGAACTTATTCATGTGGAATGAACGAACACAACCATTTGATACTGTATTGAAAGCAGATGACATATTCACACCTTCTGCAGAGTTCAAGACACTTGAATCAGAAAAGACCTTTCGAGAATGGTGTCAAAACTATGTATCGTATGTAAAAGGTGAAAGTCCATTTACATTTCCTTTTCGTCTACCTCCTCCAAAGATTGCTTCAAATACAGCTATGAAGATAAGTTTTAACGGCGATACAATTGCTGACATTGAACGTATTAAATATTTGAGTTTAGTTTCTTCAGAACCTAAAGGACTTCAAAAGAAAATTTTGACATCTGGAAAGAACGAAGATGAAGATGCTAGACGTCAAGCTATGATGATGCCTACTGTATCAGTATTGCCAGAGAACAAGAACTTCAACCAAACATTTAGAGTGAATACAGGACAATTATCTTACGCAGGAGAGGCATTCTTGAAACCTGAGAATTTACCCAATTATTCATCTAAGTTTGTAAGTGTATTAAACTCAATTGAAAAATCAAGCGGTGTTTGCTTAGTCTATTCTAACTATGTTGATCGTGGAGCTCGTTTATTTGCGATGGCACTTGAAGAGCATGGATACATACCTCATAAAGGAAAAACTATACTTAAAGATCCTTCATATGAAGGCAATACAAAAGGAAAATACATTTTGGTTTCATCCACAGCAACTGATGCAGAGATTAGTTCAATGTTAGATGCTGTGAAAAACCGTTCTAATTCAACAGGCAAAAATATAAAAGTTATCATCACAAGTCCTCTAGCAGCTGAAGGTATTGATTTCAGATTTGTTCGTCAAGTTCATATTTTGGATCCATGGTGGAACATGAGTCGAATTGAACAAGTTATTGGTCGAGCACTCAGAACATGTAGTCATCAAAGCTTAATACCTGAAGAACAAAATTGTACAGTGTATTTACATGTAGTTCGTCCAGAATCTGAACGTGAAGCATTTGATGAATATACATATCGTAAACGAGTTGAAGTGAAAGGAATACGTATTGCTAAAGTTCGCAAGATATTAGCTGAATCCGCTATGGATTGTCCAATTCAGTTAGCTCTTCCTTCTGATTGGAGAGAGTTAGAAGTTCCTCAAATACGTGATGAAGGTCATGAAAAGGTTGTGTATCGTTTGAAAGGAATGATGGCACCTGCTTTTGATGAATCGCCTGATGTAGAACAATGTAAAGTGATTCCATCTGAACCTGACCCAGATCATGTTCGTCCATTATCTTCCTATTTGGATTCACGTGATGAGATTCTTACTAAAGTTGGAAAATTGATGATTGATAAATCAATTTGGGATCGTGAACAGCTCTTTTCAGCACTTCGTCCATTTAGTCGTGAAGTTGTAATTTATACACTACAACAAGCAATTTTATCCGCATTTAGGTTTGCTGATGCGTTCGGACGTCCAAGTCTTTTAGAATCTAAAGGTGATTTGTATGCTTTAGCTCCAATTGATGTTGCAAATAGTACTCTGATTGAACGAACAACTAAACCTCCAGTTAAAGTTGAAGTACCTTTACCAAAACCTGTAATTGAAGAAGAAAAGATCACTGAAGTAGCTCCTGATAGTTTGAATACAAAACGTGATGCTTTTAACTGGCCTAAAGATTCATCAACACGATTCTCAGAAGAAATCAGAAATAGTTATATTCTAGACCATGAGTTTACACCTGTAGAAAAGAAGGCTTATCTTGCAACCAAACCAAATGTTCCATTTGTTTCACGACTATACGTTCCTGATTCAGACATCATTGTATCTGGAGATGAAACAGACCTTGTTGGTGAAGATCTTACAAAATACAAAGAATGGACAAAACAATTAATTGAACGATTTATTCGAGATAAAGATAAGCTCTTTGCTTCTGTAGGAGCAAATGGTGTTGTTTCATTATCATCTTCTAAAGTTTTAGATGACACGATTACTCGAACAATTGGAGAAAAGAGCTTCATGCCAACTGCTTGTGCTACAGGTCAGAATTCGGTAGCACATATGAAAAATGTAGCAAAATACATTGATGTAAATGAAGTTGGATTTCCTTCTGGACTTACAGGTGGACCACTCTGTACCTATTTTGAATTACTTGCTCGAGAAGAACATAACATATCTTGGTATACTCCTGAAGAAATGAAAGTTCTTGGATCTCCTGATAATAAAACTGCAATTATGAAGAAACTTAAGGCGTAAAGCATTAAAACGAAATCATCTACTTCAAATCACAAGGAAGATATAATGGAATCTCTGTATGAACGTCGTGAATTGACTCGAAACGTTCATGTGGATGCCAGATTTCTTCAACGTAATATCCACGCCAGTTTGGTCGCACAACTCCGCCACAAATATGAAGGTATCTGCTTATCCGAAGGTTATATTGAACGTGGAAGCATTACCATTGTAGAGCATTCTTTTGGAAGAACCAACATTCTCAAAGGCGGATTAGATTACAATGTTAAATTTCAAGCAAATATCTGCCTTCCTCATGCCGGTCAAGTATTCAGGGCACCTGTAACATTAAAGAGCAAAATTGGACTTCACGCAGAAACTAAACCAATTAAAGTTCTTCTACCACGAGATCTTCATATCGATGATAAAATAGGATTTAATGATGCAGAGATAGGTCAGGACATTGAGTTTGATGTAGTTGGAACTCGATTTCAACAAGGAGATGAATCAATTGTTGTTCTTGGAAAGCTTCGTCAAGTCATTCGCCCCGCTATCAACCAAGAAACTGCCGAACCAGAGACAGTTGATGTTATCGCAGCACCTGTAGGTAAGGAAGATAGCGACAAGAGAATGGTTACAGTCGCAGTTGAAAAGACTAAACCAGCTGGAGAAGCGCGTAGGAAGAAGATGGTTAGAACTGCTGTTGTAGATACAAATGAACCGAAGTCGCAAGGAAGCGTTGAAGGAAAATCTTGATCGACTTGATGCAAATGAACACGCACAAATCTTTAACATTATCAAAAAGTATACCGAAAACTTCACAAAAACTCAAACAGGTGTACTAGTGTCTTCAGATGAACTTCCATCGGAATGTTTGATTGAGATGGAAAAGATGGTTGTTTTTTACTTAGACCAGCATAAGCGTATGGAAGCAGATGAAGTCGAACGAAAAACTTATGAGCGACGATAAAAATGGATTGTTTTCATTCACAACTTAAAGATAAGGAACGATGGATACCCTTCTCCCTTCTACGGCTTTGGCCAATTTGAAGGACTTTGCAGGACTTGTTAAGAAAGATAAACACGCAGAACTCGAATGTAAGATTCTCCCCAATAAAATTCACACCAAAGATATTGCCGATCGTATTATTAAATCCCTCCAACTCCACTCCCGAGGTGCTCCAGTAGATGAGCATCACGCGACATTCATGTATCCCGACGGACTTCGAGTCGTCGTCTCGGGTGCTGAAAATATTCATAAAGTTTGTACAACTGGAAGTTTTCGTGGAGTTCCTCTTGAAGTAGAGCGCAAACGTAAGTACTTTGAAGTAGTCACGGCTATCAAAGGAAAAGAAGATACTTTAGATATTCCAGATGCAGGAATTAGAATTACACTAAGACACGAAGAGCATCTTCGTAAGGACTTCTCAGGTTCACCAATGGATTCTGGAAGCCACGTACGTATCATTCATCGAAAGTCATGGACTAGTTTAGATGGCGTTATTCGCTATGACTTCTCACAAGTTAAGTCAAAACCTAAAAACAGCAAGAGCTTTGCTGACATCTTAAAACAGAATCCTACTTATGAACTTGAGATGGAAGTCATTAACCGTGATAAGCCTGATACAGTAATTGTAGAGTCTATGATTCGTCATATTACTCCAGTACTCTCTGCATTTCAAGGATCTCAGTTTATCCTTCCAGTCTCAGATATTCAACGATATTCTATGGAGTTTGAGACAACTCATACACCTTTCCTAAATCCAGTAACATTGGAACGTCGTCATCTCATTGAAGACCGTCCTAATAACATTCTGTCTGGATACACTGTCACAAATAAGGCAGATGGTGAACGATGCTTCTTAGTAGTTATGCGAGACCTTCGTGTTCTCCGTATCACTCCAAGTTCAGTAATCACATGGACTGGATTAATGGCAAGAAACCCAATTCATGTAGGAGACATTTTAGATGGAGAGTACCTTGCTGATAGAAACCAATTCTGTATCTTTGATGTATATTGGTACCGAAATCGAGACGTAAGACGATTACCTCTATTCACATCTGAAGATGATATGACCAAATCCCGTCTTGGATGTGCTAGGTCATTCGTATCAGACCTCGCAAAAGACTTCACATCAAGTCTAGGTGGAAAACCATTACGAATTGTCTCAAAAATGTTCCTTTCAGGAGATGGTCCTGCTATGCAAGAAGCTATTCGTAAGATCTTAGATACCAAGTTTGAGTACCCTACAGATGGATTGGTCTTTACACCTCGTTCTACACCAGTTGGACCAATTAACGAACGTAAAGGTAAGACATGGACAACGGTCTATAAATGGAAACCTGCTTCTCACAATAGCATTGACTTTCTTGTCAAGTTCAAAAATGGCGAGAGCTTCGACACAACTTTGAATAAAAGAGTCATCAAGGGTACGTTGTATATTTCAAGAACACCTGGAGATATCGTGTACCCATGCGAGACTATGACAGGTGAATATGTACCTCCTGTGATTGCTCCTGAAGAAAGAGTTCAAGCTGAAAGCAGAAATCGCGTTCCTTCGCCTTTCCAACCTTCAGTTCCTCGAGCACCTGAAGCACACATTATAAGCTTGCCTTTGAATGATCGTGGAATTCCAGTAGATATAGAAGGAAACCGAATTGAAGACAATACAATCATTGAATGCTCTTACAATACAGATACTGGACGATGGAACATTATGAGAACTCGTTATGACAAAACGCATCAGTACCAAGTATTGAAACGTCCTCAGTTTGGTAATGACATCGCAGTTGCTGATTCAATTTGGACCAACATTCATGTACCAATCACTGACGAAATGATTCGAAACTTAGTTGATTCTCCACCAGATGCTACCTTTGAAGATGACCTCTACTATAGAGATAACTTGGACGCACGTGATAGAATTCTTAAAGATGTTTATAGTTTTCACAACCGAATTAAAGATGAACTCTACAGAACAGCTATTAAACCCGATGATTCTCTACTAGAGCTAGCTGTTGGACGAGCAGGAGACCTTCTCAAATGGAAGCGTACTAAACCTTCAAGAGTTGTTGGTATTGACTCATCCATGTCCTGTATTACATCTCCTCGTCAAGGAGCTTGTGTTCGATATCTGAAAGAGAAAGCAAATCATCCAACAGACTATCTTCCTCCGGTACTGTTTATCTGCGGAGACATGACCAAACCTCTCTTTGAAGGAGATGCTAAATATGTAAATATTGTATCAGGAGCTGAACCTGCTCCAACACCTTATCTTCAGACCTTTGCTGGAAAGACTGAGTTTGATACAATCTCCTGTCAAATGGCAATTCATTACGCCTGTGAATCCGATGAGTCCTTTGAATCCTTTGCGACCAATCTTGAAACGCATGGTAAGGGGTTGTTCTTTGGTACATGTTTGGATGGAGCTTCAGTCTATGCATTGATGCTTGGAAAGAAGAGCCATATGTTCCGTTCAGGTTCTCAAATCTTTGGTGAGTTCGTTAAGGAATATGATGATGGACAAGGATGGATTGAAACCTTTGGAAATGCGATTTCAGTTCATCTAGAAAGCTTTGAGCAGCCACAGAAAGAGTACTTGGTACCGTTTGAGAAGATGACTGAAGTTCTCAAAGAACACGGTTATAATTTAGTAGAAACTAAGCTGTTTAGTGATCACTATTCTAGTCAAAATAGCATTCTACTAACTCAAGAACACCAGGCATTCAGTTTCTTACACCGAAGCTTTGTATTTGAGAAATCTAAAGAGCCTAAGAAACCAAAGATAACTGAGAAACAGGAAGTTGAAATTCCTGTTGCTGAACCAGAGAAACCAGAAGAACCTCCAAAAGATGAGAGAAGTGAACCAGAGAAACCTACAGAGAATAAACCACCTGCGAAGAAGAGGCTTCGTAAGGTACTTGTAGAACCAGGTGAAGAACCAGTATTATTCTTGGGAGCAGATGAAGGTAAGGGTGAGTGGCGTGTCTTGTCTAATATGTACGAAGCACCATTTCAAATAGACTCAATTACATTTCCAACAGTTGAACATTACTTCCAATGGGCAAAAGCAACACAATTTGGTGATGGAGCTACTGCAGCTAAGATACTCAAAACACCCTCTGCTAAAGCTGTTAAGGCATTAGGTAAAAAGGTTAAGGATTTTGTAAAGGAAGACTGGGAGAAAACTAAAGATGGTGTAATGCGCAAGGCTATCAAAGCAAAGTTTATTCAGCATCCAGACCTCAAGACTAAACTATTAGAAACCGGTACACGTTCTATAGGTGAAGCATCTGCTCGTGATAAGTACTGGTCAATTGGAACCTCTTCAGAAACAGCAAAAGCAAAAGATCCTTCAAAATGGCCTGGAAAGAATGTTCTAGGAACTATGTTGATGGAGCTTCGTACAGAATTGAAAGGATAAGAAGTTAAACATAAACAATAGTGAATACGTAATGAAATATCCGAACGTTCTTTTTTTCAGATATGAGAAGTATGCCGCAATCGACACATTTCTCAGCGTAAATGAAGAAAAGTTGAACTGTACTTTGAACTTTACTTCAGATCCAAATGAGGTTTTGAAGATGTTTGATTCTAATTACCATGTTCTGGTGACCTATGGTGAAAGTGAAGAAGAGTATTATCCTTCAATGAACAATCTTGTGAATCGTATGAGATTACGATGGATTCATTTCAAATCAGTACAGGATATTGATGCTTTTAATCGTGGACTTAACTACTGCTACATTCACAATACATTGATTCCTCATGAAATGACACGCCCTGTCTTCTCTGCATTTACAACTTGCTACAATTCATATCACAAATTTCTTCGTCCCTACGAAAGTTTGAAGAATCAGACCATGCGTGATTGGGAATGGGTTGTTTTGGACGATTCTCCTGATGAAAAGCACTTTGATTTTTTGAAACAATTGGTAGGAAAAGATTCTCGAGTTCGTCTTTATAGAAGAGCATTTAATAGCGGAAATATTGGTAATGTGAAAAATGAAGTAGCTTCTATGTGCAGAGGTAAGTATGTTCTAGAACTGGATCACGATGATGAAATTCTTCCAGACTGTTTTGGAGATGCTGTTAAGGCATTTGAAACAGATCCTGGTGTAGGATTTGTATACATGGATACAGCTCATTTATATGAGAATAGAACACCACATAGTTATGGAGACCATTTTGGACTTGGATATGCTGGATATTATTGCCAAAAATATAATGGTGTTTGGGTCAATGTAATTTCATCACCCAATATCAATAATATTTCATTAAGTCATATTGTAGGTCTTCCAAACCATCCTCGTATTTGGAAACGTTCAGTATTAAATGAAATTGGAAACTATTCAGAATATCTTCCAATCTGCGATGACCAAGAGTTAATTATGAGAACTGCAGTCAAGACTAAGATGGCTCGAGTTCATAAGCTTGCTTACATTCAGTACATGAATGACGGTTGGAATAATTTTTCGCTTATCCGCAATTCAGAAATCAACCGTTTAGGTCCTCAGTTTATTGTTCCACAAGCATATGCTCAATATAAAATTGATGACCACATGAAATCTCTAGGTGTTTATGAAGAAGCAGAATATGGATGGTGGTCACGTCCAATTTGGAAACGTCCTGAATTTAAGGGAACTTTTTGTAATTCAATCTTGAACTTCGATCACAAAAAACAGTATTGTGTTTTGGGATATAAGGCGCTTGTTGAACGATTAGAGTCCATTAGAGAACTCTATGCAAATAGAGAAAATGACATCTTTGTTTTGGAAAATAGCATGAACAAAGAAGACTTATGTGGTATAATCGATGGTCTTGGTTTGAGTAGAATGAAGTGTTATGCTTTAAAAGACTGTACATGGGATGAACTCCGAAAATACTTTTTAATGATTTGTAAAAGCACAATAGACTATGAGATTTTGGACTCTAGTGAGTCTGCTTGTAGTATTCCTCATACGTTAGTGTCGGAGCCGCAGGTTGAGACTCAGGTTGAGAGTGTTCAGGAATGTACCGTTGATGTAGCTTGCGACCTATAATTTGAGTCGCTTGTTCAGGAGTAATTTCACCTTTTTCAATCTTTCTTTTTAAAGTAAGCATTTCAAAAAAGGTTCCATCTAATCTATCTTCTGCGTGCATTTGAAAAAGTGATGGATAGTTGAAGTAGAGAGCTTCATTATCTTTTTGAAGTTGCTCTTCATATTGAAGTTTATTGTGCTTCAATCTTGCCCATTTTTGTTTAGATGCGTCCATATTACGAACAAGTGCTTGAACCTGAGTTGCTGAAAGGTCTAGATCGTTAATACCGCGTCTTCCAGCTTCAACTTCCGATGGTGTTAGTTCACGAGCAGCCATTTATTTATATTATTAACAATGGCTTTAACTGAGTGACAAGAGACGCACACTCCTCATGCGTTGTCATTCCAGTTAAGATGATTTGACCTGTACGAAACACCTTTGCAATCCACTTTGTTTCAGGAAAGTATATCTTCACTGCTGGATAGACTGCTGGTTCATAGATTGTTGTAACACCTCTACTTCTAAGATTTGCATAAAGAGTATCACGAGATAGATTAGAAGTTCCAACTAATTTGGTCTTGTAGTTCATAAGAACGACACGACGAATATTAGTCCACTCACCTGATAGAATAGCAGTTGGGCATTCTTTTTCAATATGATTTCTCAACATTGTGGTTACATGTCGGTCATATCGTTCATCAAGAACTCCTGTAATGTGAAATACTCCATTCTGAAAGATTTTCACTGTAATCTCCTTGCGAAGAAGAGTTCCATCTCCATCGGATAAAACTACCAATGTAATTGAATTATGTCCGAATCCAGTGGTTCGTTTGGGCGGAGTTGTCTTAGCTCTACGTTTGATAAGATCTCTCTTTGAAGAACCTCGTTTGACTACACCTTGCTTTTCAATCTTAATGATAGAGTCAGTTAGTGGCAGTGTATTAGCTAGAATGTCGGTGTTAAGACGAACTCCCATTGTGTACAGCACAACCATTGTTGTTAGAGTTGGTGAATCCATTATGCTTCCTGTCTGTGTAGACCCAATCGATTTCGTTTTTCCACGCCTGAGAGAAGGATAGTGGAAAATGTGAAACTACAATACAGTGAAAATTGCGAATCGCTTTTCGTAAGATGACTTCTTCATGAGGAGTTAACATCCATCCTTCAAGATATCCAAACCAAATTGTTCCTCCTTTTTGATGTTCAAGAATAGAACAAATTGTTTCTAAAAATCCATCTTCTAATGAAAGTTTAGAGACATCGTAGCAATCTTCAGGTTTTGGAATTGGATAAGTATAAACGGTCAACATACTTACTTTCTTAAGGAGGTGTTTAAGCATTAGCATCTGCCGTATGAGGCCATTGAATATTGCTCTTCAAGGCTGCTGATTGGGCTGCAGTAAGACGACAATTACATGAACTCGCAAGCACAACCTTTTTGCAGTTAGGGCAGCAGTTGGATGCATAACCAAGACCATAGTTCTGGCGAGCTGCTTGAATTTTAGAAAGTTCGGCATCAGCTGCGAGTCTGTCATTGATTTCTGGAAGTTGAGATGAAGATAAGCATGGTACTGTATTTGTAATTTGTGATGCTTTGGTGTTAGCACGTTCTCCTTGAGCTACAGATTGACCTGCGACATATTCAGCATACATAGGAGCATCTTGAACTGTATGTCCACCTCCATGAAGGTATCCTGATGGAGTAGCTGTAGAAGGAGCATTTAAAACAACAGCACATACAGTGGGAGCAACACGAGTCTCTAAGTTTCCAGATGCCGCTAATCTCCTAATGATTTCTGTTTGATGTCCTGCGTCGCGATGAGGACGTGTATCGGTAATCGTAACCATTCGTTGTTTCATGCGTCCGAGATATTCACTATAAGACGACATTTACTCTTATTTAGTAGGTAAAAAAGAATGGAGAGGGTCAAACTTAGGATTCGGATTCCTAAGCTTTGGTTATGCCCTGAAGATACCTGTTCTGAATTTTCAAAGAATGAATACTTTTGCGATAAATGTCTATACGCCCGGATGGGTAAAGAAGTGCCTTCTACAACATTCCCTGGTAAGATCAAGCTCGTTCATCGCCCTCCCCTCAGCGGTAACGGTGGTAGTCTTAGTAAGATATACTAATTCATCTTTTTCAGGGCGACCATCTTCTTTACGATATTTAACGACCAGCTCTAAGAATTTTAACCATTTTCCAGCGATAGGAAGATTACATGTATAGCATCGGATAGGAATTGGAAAATCCATTGTACCTTCTCTTGTCTTCACCCAAGTACTTCCGTTTTTCTTGTCTACCCGAAGAACAATGAAGAAGTCCAAACAATATTTCCTCCTCGCATTAGTCATTGCGGTTGTTGCGGCATTTGCGTATTTGATGACGCCCACTAATCCTTTGCGTCAAAAGATCAATTCAGATATCGCAAAAGTGAATGCACGATTTACTCCTTCTGAATCCATTGATTTATCTATGGCGATGAAGATGACATCTCATGATCCCCCGTTTATGCTGAACCCACCTGAAGAAGTTCCTCCTCTTTTGTTGTTTCCCCCTTCTGCTGAAGATCTTGCGAAACTTTCAGGAGAATAAGTAATGAGTACATTTAAAAAGTGGTTATTAATCATTATTGTAATCATTGCATTACTTCATACTATAGGAGGTGGATTTGCGGATATGTTTGGAGGAACATTCTTTACTGCTCAACATGGCTGGAATGAAGGATTTATTTATATGCTTTTAGCACTCGTAGTTGCAATTGCTCTAAAGTAATTACCACATGATTTCCATCTCTTGAACACTCCAAAATTCAGATGTATTATTAGGAAGCTGTCGTCGAATGATATACGGCAACTTTCTCTCTGCTATTTCCTTCTTTGCAACGGACCATACAAACATAGGGTCCGATGTCTTGAGTCCTTTTAAATCAATTAACGGCTTAGCACCTTCAGCGAGTTGTTGTGCTCGAGTCGCAATCAAAGCTGTATATTCATACTTTGTAAAATAGGGTTGTGTAATGCGGGGTTGTTTTACCATTTCTGCCACTTCAGAACGGAACACAGGTCGCACTTCAGGATGTAAATCAATGGCACTCATTTATACCTTACTCTTGAGTTGGAGTTCTTTTGTCCGTTTTACACAAATGCCAGTTATTCCTACACAGCCTTCTGATATTACAAGAATTGCTCGAGTTGCAGCAACTTTTACACCTGATCCAGAGAAAAAGTCAAGAACCTTCGTGGCTCCCCTGAAACAGGACATTGGAACCATTACAAAAGCTGAGTTTCCTGGAAGAGGAAGTGTTCTTGCTACAGCTGAATGGAAATCACCTGTATTTGCTGGCGGACGTATTTTCCGTCTCTAATCACAAATGCCGACATTGTCTGCTTCGGATTACACATCGTTCATCAAGGCACAGGCAGCCTCTCAGGCTTATCGTAATGGAGCGATTCCTAACAAAATACAGACGAGTGATCAGCCTTTTGCTACACAATCGGTTTTGAATGCTCAATTGCTTGGAAGTCAAGCAGCCTATATACTTGAAGGTCCTAGAGAACTCGTACAAACTGTTGAAACGACTGTGAGCGCTGCCTCAGCTACAATTATTACAGCTGCTTCTGCATCTGGAGGTGTTGTAACATATACAACTTCTGTAGCTCATGGTCTTGTTGCTGGAGATGTAATTACAATTTCAGGTCTTTCAACAGCAGCATTTAACTTAACAAGTCAAACTGTTATTTCATCTGGACTTACGGCTACACAATTTAGATTTACAAATGCAGCAACTGGTACAGCTGTTACTGGTTCTACAACAGGTCGTATTAATGGATTTGTATACTATACAACTGCTTCAGAACATGGTCTTACAACTAGTACCCAAAACCTAACAATTAGAAATTTGAATACCTCTGCTTTCAATTTAAGTTTAGTAAATGTTTCAAAAGTTCCAAGTTCAACGGTCTTTGCAATCGCAAGCTCTGCTACTGGAACTGCTGTTAGCGGTGCATTTGGAAACCTTACTATTACACGATATCAAACAAGTGGATTTTCAACAATTAATGGAATTTCTAGAGTTCGTCCATATGATGGAGTTGGATATGTCAATAATCCAAAAAATCTATCAACTATCACACAGTCTGGAACATTGAGTTCAGCTAAAACACAACAGTTAGGTGGTCTTCCTACTACTGCTCCTAAGGGTTCTGGTGTCTATGCTCCAACACCTCAGTTAGCCCGAGTTGATACAAAAGCTACAGGAGGATATAGAGCTGTTCGTAGACCAGTTTAAGGTCCACGTCCCACAAGGGGTCTACGGGCCCCGTGCTGATTGTTTCCAAGTAGAATCGCATACAGCACACTGATACATCCACACTACATTTTTGACATCTAACTTGATGCCAACAATGTTAGATTCCTTACCTTTAGTAGGGCAAGTATTATTCAAACATTTCATTGTTGTGAATCTAGGAAGCGTCGGGTCGTGCTTGAGATACGGATTAATTGAGTATTGAATCGACGTATCTTGCATTAGGTCGTGATCGTAGACCACTGGATTCTCTTTGGTAATAGGCTCCTCGTATTCACACTGCCTACATTTTAGAAAAGCTGACCCTTCTCGCTCTTCAATGCTATACATCATGTTATCGCATTTCATACAAAACTTCATTCTGTATCTAGGTCTCCTTGTAGTAAAGCGCTTCCATTTTTTTGGAAGGCTAGGCGCGTTCAAAATGGAACTTAAGCCACAAAGTTATCCCTCTTAGTATCACAGGATGTTGAAGTCTAAGCTAAAGGACTTTCTAGATGGAACTGGGAAGGAGACCGACACAGATAAGAAACGATATGGACGAGTTTCTAAGGGGGAAAACACAACTCATAATGGAATGTCTGGGGGTGCTTGGTGTATTCATGATGAAGACATTCCAGAATTCTACAAACTCTATTGCGAATATCTACGAGATAATGGACCTCTTCACATGACTGAGAAGAGCACACGAATTGGAGCTATGCGAATTGACTTGGACTTTATCTACGATGGAGAGAAGGATGACCATCTTCACACTCAAGACCAAGTTGTTGAATTCACAAAAGCCTATATGGCTGAAGTTAAGAAGTTTATCAAGATTCCAGAGGCAGTTGAAATCTTTGTGAGCGAGAAGCCTAGACCTACGTATTACAAAGACAAGGACCGCTCAAAATCAGGTCTTCACCTTGTTATTCCTGCAATCAAGACCAACCGTTTTGTAGAAGAGTCTATTCGCATGAACTTAGTGAATCGAATGAATGAGTTCTTTCCAAATCTACCTCTTGCAGATGAATGGCGTAAAGTCTATGATCCATCACCACTGACTCACACAAACAACTGGACTTTGCTTGGTTCTAAGAAGAAGGAAGGAACACCGTATCAAATCAAGTATATCTTGGACTGGGATCCTGAATCAGGTGAAATGAGCATTGACAATGATGTTCCATTGATGACTACACCAGACCTTCTTAAGAAGATGACAGTTCGATCAGCTCCATCTGAAGAAACACCGATGACTGAGTATGCAACAGATTTCCTCAAGAACCGTATGCAAAATGCTGAGGAAATGAAGATTTCTGGAGGAAATGCTCTTCAACCAACACGAGGACGTCAAATGGTTAGAGGAGACGTAAACTCTCGTGGTTCTTCACCTGATAACACAGCCTATCGTCAGTCATTGAGTACTGAGATTCTAGAATACTTGACTCGTCATGTATTCAATCTTGCAGAGTTCAGGTACAAGGAATACAAGGATTGGATTGATGTTGGTATTTGCTTGAAGAACATTCATCCTGAATTGGAAAGCGTATTCTTGGAGTTCAGCAAGCAAGATCCACGAGCAAACGACCGTGAAATCTCAGTTAAATGGAACTCATTCAGTTGGCGTTCTGATGGAGCACGTCTTGAACTACGTAATCTTCTGAAGTGGTCAAAGCTTGACAACTTTAGCAAGTATGAAGAGATTGAGAGAACCAACGTCAGTCGATTGGTAAAGGAAGCAGCAGATGCTGGAACAGAGCATGATGTTGCTCAGGTTGTCTACGCAATGTTCAGAGACAATTTCAAGTGCGCAAGGTATGGAAACAATACTTGGTACCGATTTGATGGAAACAAGTGGTGCGAAACCGATCACGGTGTAGCACTCTTGAAGCTCTTGTCTGAAGATGTTCGTAAGCAGTTCAGAGAAGGTGAAAAGCAGATGATTCAAGAAGCAGAAAGAGCAGGAGCATGTATTTGCGAGGGTAAGAATGTCAACCCTAATTGCGACTCTTGTAAATGCGATGCTGAAAAGATGAAGTACATTGCCATGCAAGTTAAGTTGAAGACTTGTAAGTTCACAGAGAATGTGATGAAGATGAGCCGATTGTTGTTCTTGGATGAAGAGTTTGGAAAGAAGCTAGATGAGAACAAACATCTGATTGCCTTTGCAAATGGAGTCTTTGATTCAACTACCATGGAGTTTCGTCAAGGAAGACCAGATGATTGTATCAGCTTCTCAACCAAAATCAACTATGATCCTGACCGTGAATACACAACCTATGAATGTTGGTCAGAAATTGACAAGTTCCTACATGATGTTCAACCTGATCCAACCGTTCGCAATTATCTAGTTCGTAGATTGGCTACCTGTTTGCGAGGTGGAAATGATGCTCAGAAGTTCCACATTCTCACAGGTGATGGTTCCAATGGTAAATCTATGTTGACAAACTTGATGAGTGTGACATTCGGAGACTACGCAGGAAAGGTTCCGATTTCACTTCTCACTCAAGGACGTGCTAAGTCTGCTGCAGCTGCTCCAGAAGTACTACATATGAAAGGTCGTCGATTTGTGACTACTCAAGAACCTGATGAGGCAGTTCCACTCAATACTGGTTTGATGAAGGAATTGGCTTCTTGCGAGAAGATGGCGTATCGTGGTCTGTACAAGGATATCACAGAGTTTGAAATGCAAGCTCAGATATTCCTCAGTTGTAATGAGAAGCCTAAAGTTGGAGCAACAGATGGAGGTACTTGGCGTAGGTTATGCGTTGTTCACTGGCCATCTAAGTTTGTAGCTACTCCAACTGAACCACATCATAAACCTCTAGATGAAACCATTCAGCAAAAGGTTGTTAGTGAAGAATGGGCAACATGCTTCTTGTCATATTTGGTAGCACTCTATCGCGAAGGTAATGGATGGCGAAAACTCCCTGCGCCTGAGAAGGTTCTGGTCTACACCAATGAGTATCAGGAGGACTCGGACGCTATCGCCCGTTTCATCCGTGAGTATATTACTCCTATTCCTAATGATGCTACAAGTACTGATGCTGTGACAATTGCGACGATTAATAGTGTATTTCAGCAGTGGAAACGAACGAATGAGGTATCTAAGGGTTCAACGGGTGAACTTAAAAAGAGGCTTGAAGCTGCCTATGGTGTTCAGCCTAGAGGTGGCTGGACTTCCTTCCGGTTCGACGTCGCTTAGATTGGTACCTTTTAGAACCCTTGCGACCATGATGTGTTCTACGACGACGAGCACCTGTGGTGTATGGGTCTGCTGTCGGCGGAGGAGTTGTTGTTACGGCTTCAGTTTGTTCAGTTGTAGAACCCCAAGAGAACGGATTATACCAAGCCATTTGTTATAAAGTTAGTTTTTATCTATTCAGCACGCTTTGCTCCGATGCGGGACAAAACGTATGTTCGGAGGAGACCAATTGTGAAGATGACTAAGATGAAGGAGACAACGAGGTTGACGAATGCGACCAACACCTCACCGAGCTTGAGGGTTGCGCCACCAAGTGTCACTGAGAAAGCACCAACACCCTTGCCAGCTGCTGCGGCAGGTGCAAGCAATGGGGTGAGGATGTCTTCAGAAAGAGACTTGAAGAACTCTCCAACAACACCTCCGAGGTAAAACGACGCCGTAAGAATGATAATATCCCGAGTATCAAGCATTTTTATTAAGATGCGTATACTTTATTTCGTAAAGACAATGGACACTCGCTTCTGGGGACCGAGTGCGTGGCAATTATTTCACTTAATTGCGTTTACCTCAAAACACCCCGATGACGTTCTGAATCAAATGAAGGATGTATTGCCTTGTAAGTTTTGTAGAGAGTCTACAACCAAGTTTGTTCATGAACACCCCCTACGCGGCGATCCTGGAAAGTGGTTGTATGAACTTCACAATCGAGTCAACAACAAACTAAGAACTCAATGTAAAAATGACCCATCTGTACTAGATCCTGGACCTGATCCTGAGTTTGAAGATGTCAAACGACACTATCTTTCTTTAAAACCAACTGCTGTACCTGGAGGAGACTTTTTGGCTTCTATTTCAGCAAATTACCCTGAACAACCTGAACCTGAACAGATGGCGGTCCAACGAACGTTTCTTCATTCTCTTGAAAAGGTCTATCCCTTTGCAGAACTCAGAAGCGTCTACAAAGACTACATTACTGAACACGAACCAGAGTTAACTAATCGTTCTGCGTATATGAAATGGATGCATGGATTACTTTCAGTCTTATCCAAAAAAGTTGGAACTTCAATGCCATCCTATAAAGGATTTGCTCACCATCTTGCGTATTACAGAAGCGGTTGCTCCAAGAAGACGTATCATGGAAAAACATGTCGCAAACTCTCTGGTGGTGGAAGAACAAAATCCAGAGACCATGCGAAGACGTATAGGGTTTCTCATTCTAAATTACTTTGATTTGGGTTTTGTGAATGCCTGCATTGTAAGACGGGCATGTTTGGCTGAATAGACTTCAGGACGTTTCTCACGAGGTCTTTTCTTGCGTTCTTGTCGGGTTTTAGGTGGTTCGTCCATTTTGGAGGTTCTATTACTTTGACGCAAAGAAATCCGTTTTAATACATGTTTCCACCCTTGCGACCTCGGCGAGTCTTGCGGCGACGACCACCAACTGGGGCTGGGCTCATGGGACCGCTGGACATACTAGGGGAACCCTCGACATCAGCACCACCCTTGTAGGTCTTCTTGGCCATCTTGAGGATATCACCAAACTTCTTTCCCTTGTGGGACTTCATCGTCTTCTTTACATGCGCTAACCACTTATTTGCCATTTTATTAAGAGGTGAAGAAGTTATTGTAAACCGGCTGGCTTTTCAACGAATCCTTTGGATGACTTCATGCTGTCAAACAAAAGCCATTGACATCCATTTGCAGAAGCTAGGCGAGGGTCTAGAATCTCCTTTCCAAACGTAGCATCTGGAACCACAATTGTGATAGCATTTCGATTATAAGCAATAAGTTCGTATTCATCACGAGGATGCATTGCTTGAGCATATAAAATACGACGCAACTTTGATTCAGACCAAGATAGATTGATTAATTCTCCTAATTCAGAACCACGAACATTATCAGACACAAGGATCAGTCTGTTTTTCAAGTCATCTAAAGATGTAGAGGGTTCAACACCTTTCACTAAATGACGACGAACTGTAGTCTTAAGACATTCTGCTGCTTGATTGAGGGTGACGTTATTGACTGAATGAGGAACAATGGATAGAATAAATGGTTCTTCTGTATTTTCCCAAGCTTGAATTAGGTCAACACATATCGAATCAAATGTCCAGTAGTCGTACGCATAATCATATCCAAGATTCAACGGCTTTTTAGCAACAATTGGCTTTCCGTTCTCATCTGCGTAGAGGTGAACCTCTAGCAGACGACGACCGCTTGCGATGACGTCTTTGACTTCTTCGTAGATACCACCTGTTGCGTAGTAGTCGCATAAACGCTTACGTTCTACAATTTTAGGTACTCCATCAGGTACAGTTGCGTCATGCCAAATTGTATATCCAAGAATTCCTACAAGTCCAAGTCCGATGGCTAGTTCCATTACTTCTTATCCGTTTCTATTTTTGGAACTCTAAACAAGAGTTGTCGAAATCCATTAATCACATCGTCTGGAATACGGCTTTCCATAGGATGTTCCATCAAACAGGCTCGGTGGAAATACAAGCAGTACATTCCACATTCAGAATCTTTGAACTGATGTCTTGTTGCATTGAAGGTCATTTTCATTGGATTTGCGTGTCTCTTCGTTGCATCCCATTGTTCCTTCCAACGTTTCATAAGTCTTTTGATTTCCTTTTCAGGAACATGAGCATATGAATCAAAGTACGTAATACGAGGATATTCTAGCTCTTCACGAATATCACAAAACAAAGCAATCCAATGTTCACCGGGTCCATCATGAGGATCCGTATTAAAAATAATACCAATTTGATCGTATTTTTTGGACAACTCTGTTAGTTTCATCTCGCAAAGTGCACTCACAAGACACTGACCTGTCTCAGATTTCAAATCAAAATCAATTGGAATACAACCTACAAAGTAATACTTTGGAAAGAGTTCCATATAGTTCTTTTCAACATGGTCAATGTCATCAGAAGATAACCATTCATATCGATTCACTTTCCATTGTTTGGGTGCTCTAGGCCTTTGCATTAATGATGAAACTATACACTCTGCGGCTCCTGTAGAGCATTGGTCTTGAAGTCGATGTTGAATATTAGTCCACATTTCTTCAGGGGTTCCCTTTGGAACTGGTGATTCCTTAGGATGTTCTTTGTTATAGACTGTTCTGAGTCGTTCAATTTCTTCGTCATCCAACCAAGACATTCCTTGTTTAAAACGGATACTAAATCATTCAAGTAATAAACAGTATACCATGGAAGCTCTCAAACCCATTCTCACAGAATATGCTGATATTACCCGTAAACTCAATGAAGTGAATGCTCGTGCCTCCGAACTTCGTGATGAACGACGAACCGTTGAACTAGATTTAGCTGCTTTGTATGCGACTTCTCGTGATGCCTTACCCGACAAGATTAGTCTTGCAACATCGGGTATGACATTTGCTGTTAAATATCCAAATCAATGGAAAAAAGGCTGGACGCTTTCCAAGAAGGAATTGAAAGCGTATCTAGATGAATTGATTCCTCAAAAAAGTGAAGCGTTGATGCTTGAAATTGTTAAAAGACAAGAGGAGAAGATGGTGGAAAGTGATTACGGTTTTGAGCTTAAAGTTGCTACAAAGCGAGATTGAGAGTCATTCTTAAGACTTTCTTC